TCGGAAACGTCGCTGCCGTCGTCAAGTCAAGCCGTCACACAAATACGCCAGTGTTAGAAGTTCCACACTCTCGTAGAACTGCGACTATGACCGATTATCACTGGGCCGATCTCATCGATGATGAAGACAAGGTTCGTATGTTAATCACACCTGAAAGCCATTATGCTCGCAGCGGAGCTAATAGTATGGCACGGGCTTTCGACGATCTGATAATTGCTGCTGCCACTGGTAACGCTGTCGATGGTGACGGGTCTAACGTGGCATTGCCTGCTGGTCAAAAGATCGCGCATGGTTCTGCTGGCTTAACCCTTGCTAAATTGATCTCTACAAAGGAGATATTAGATGGCAATGACGTAGACGAAGAAGATCGTTTCTTTGTGTTGGGTTCACAACAGGTTTCTAACTTGTTGAACACCACAGAAGTTAAATCCGCAGACTACAACTCAATCAAAGCCTTAGTACAGGGCGATATTGACACGTTTATGGGATTCAAGTTCTTGCGCTCAGAGCGTTTAAACTTAGCTTCTACCCAGCGTAAGTGCTTTGCATTTACGAAAGGCGCAATGGGCCTCGGCATTGGTAAGGACGTTACTACCAAGATCGATCTACGTCCTGACAAGTCATACGCTCACCAGGTGTACTTGTCATTCGTAGCTGGCGCAACTCGCATCCAAGACGAATGTGTTGTTGAGGTACTTTGCACCGAGTCCTAAGCTCCGTGTAATCACCAAGGGGCTGAAATACGCCCCTTTTTTTTAAGAGGTTTTAAGTGGCTAGAGATTATCGGAAGGAATACGACAATTATCACTCAAAGCCCGAGCAGCGGAAGCGCAGATCATCTCGTAACAAGGCTAGAAGTATCCTGATTGGATCTGGTCGAGTAAGCAAGGGCGACAATATGGATGTTGATCACAAGGATCGTAATCCATTGAATAACTCTTCAAAAAACTTGCGTGTTATGACCCCGAAAAAGAATAGAGGTTGGAGAAAGTAAAATGGCTAGCGAAGTTTCAATATGTAACAGGGCTTTAGCGATGCTTGGTGCTAACACTATCACCTCACTCACTGACGGATCAACGGAAGCTAACGTGTGCAACGCAGTCTATGCTGATGCCCGTGATGCTATTCTCCGCGCACATCCTTGGTCATGTGCAATTAACAGAGCCTCTCTAGCACAACTATCGACTGACCCAGTTTGGGGTTTTGATAAGGCATACAGCCTACCTAACGACCCATACTGTCTATCCGTGATTGACTTACAAGAATCACAACTATACCGCATTGAAGGCCGTACCCTGGTCTGCAATAACGACACCGCAACCATCAAGTATGTTGCAAGAATTACAGATCCTGGTGTGTTCGACCCGACTTTAGTCTTTGCTTTAGCCTGTCGAATAGCTGCCGAGATTTCATATGCCCTGACTCAGAATCGCGCACTTTCAAACGATATGTGGAATTTGTCAGAGAAGTTTATTAACGAAGCGTCTTCAGCAGACGGTGCAGAAGTTGGTCAAGAAGAGATCACTGCCACTATATTTGAGGGAGTTCGCGCATGAGGCTGACCCCGATCATCAACAGTTTTTCGTCAGGTGAGTTATCACCAAGACTGATGGGGCGCACTGACTCACAAAAATACAGCACTGGCTGTGAGGTCATGGAAAACTTTATGGCACTGCCGCACGGTGGAGCCAAGCGCAGAGGTGGCACTCGCTTTATTAACGAGGTTAAGAACTCAGCGCATACAACCAGGCTAATACCGTTTGAGTTTAGCGTGGACCAGACCTATGTTTTAGAGTTTGGCAATAATTACATTCGCTTCTATACCAATGGTGGTCAGGTCCAGGCTAGTGGATCGGCTTATGAGATCACCACGACCTACACTCACTCTCAAGTTAATGAGCTGCAGTTTGCTCAGAACGCTGACGTAATGTGGATCGTTCACCCGTCACACCTACCCCGAAAACTAACAAGACTTGCCCATGCAAGCTGGACGATTGCTGATGAAGTATTTAAAAAAGGTCCGTTCTTACCTGTTAACCAAAACGAAGCCCTTACTCTTACTTTTGCTTCCACAAGTGCTGCGACTCAAAATCTCACTGCCTCTGCTTCTTTGTTTGACAGTAGCCACGTTGGTACTGATTGGCTGGTAGACACCAACCCTGGCAATGCCACAGGCGAAGTCGTTTGGGTTCGGGTCAATAGCGTTGCATCAGCGACAGTGGCTAACGTCACAATCAAAGATTTAGGGTATATGCCCACTGATACTAATGCCACTAACCTATGGCAAGAGGGCGCGTTCTCGACCCACAGAGGCTTCCCGTCAGCAATTGTGTTCTATGAGCAGCGGCTTTGGTACGGGGGCACGACACACAAGCCTCAAACCCTGTGGGCAAGTAAGCCAGGCATCTATGAAGACTTTAACCCTGGTGCTAATGCCGATGATGGACTGAGCTATGCCATTGCATCTGACCGAGTCAATAACATCAAGTGGATGGCTGCACAGCGTGTGCTAATTGTAGGTACGTCTGGCGGTGAGTTCCGTGTTACAGGGGGCAACGAGTCAGCGGTGACACCAACTAACGTGGATGTGCGTAGGCAGACTAGTTATGGGTCAAAGATTGGTCATCCAGCTTATGTCGGGTCCGATGTATTCTTTATCCAACGATCAGGCACTCAGGTGCGTAACGTGTCATACAAGTGGGAGTCCGACTCATTCCAATCTGATGACCTAACCTTCTTGGCTGAACACATCACGACAGGTGGTTTGACATCATTAAGCTATTCTCATGTGCCCGATTCTATATTGCTAGGATTACGGGCTGATGGGGCACTACTTATGCTGACCTATGAGCCAACCCAAGAGGTCATTGGATGGCATCGACACACTACAGATGGCGAGTACAAAAGCCTAGCGGTGATCTCAGAGGATGGTCCTGATCAGTTTTGGTTCGTAGTAAAGAGGACTATTGGTGGGGCCACTAAACAATATGTTGAACTCTACACCCCAGACATTTTCCTAGATTCCATGATTAGCTACTCAGGCAGTGCTACAGCCTCTGTGAGCGGTCTTGCACACTTAGAAGGTAAGACTGTACAAATTACTGCTGATGGTGCTGTACACCCCGATCTGGTCGTTTCTAGCGGCGCTATCACCCTTAACTACACGGCTGCAGATATTAAAGTCGGCTTAAAGTATGTATCTAAGCTTACACCAACACGGCCTGGTCAGAATGCTGGGGCTGGCACAACGCTCGGCAAGAAAAAGCGGTGGAATGAAATCTTTGCAAGATTAGAGAAGTCAGCAATCCCAATCATAAATGGGCAACGTCCACCTGTGCGATCACCAGGCACAGACTATGGCAACGAAGAGCCTGTTATTTCAGAAGATATAAATGTGAAAAATCTTGGCTATGACCGCGATGGTCGTATTGAAATCGAACAAGACTTGCCGTTGGCTTGTCATATCGTTTCGCTGTTTGGCACATTGAGCGTGGGAGATTAGTTATGAGCCTTATGACGTTTTTATCAATCGCCAGTTCGATCAAGCAATACAGTGACGCTGACAGCGCATCATCTGAGATGCGAGAGGCTGGGGAAAAGAATGCCCAACTTGGAGAGTTAGAAACTGCGGAGCGAGTTAGAAGGACGCGCTATCAATATGAGCAGGAGCAAGGCCAGCGAGTGGTTGCCTATGCTAAAGCAGGCGTGGACCTTTCCAGTGGCTCAAGCCTCGCTGTAATGGCTGAGGCAGCTAACGTAGCAGAGCGTGAGATGGCTTTTACTGAAGAGCAAGGCAAGCGTACCGCATCAGCCAGAAGGGCAGGAGCAGGCGCACAGGCAGACGCAATGAGAAGCCAAGGTGAGAGCTTGCTGATTTCTAACGTAGGCAGCATAGGCAACAAAAATGATTGGTGGGGTAAAATAACGTGAGAATACCTAACATTAACCAGACAGGTGTACCTGGTGCTGAACAAATTAGTTTAGGTGCTATATCGTCTGCCGCACAAGCTGGGATGAGAACAACTCAGGCATTAACTAAAGTGGTCGATGACTACCAGGTAATGAGCGATAAGGCTGAAGCAACTGCTCAGTATGGGCAAAATTACCAATCAAGTTTGATGGCTTTGGATGCGTCTTACGATGAGATGATTAATCAGCCTCACTTTGATGACAAGAATAACCCTACCTACCGAGATATTTCAAAGCGTTGGAATACACTGTCTCTGAAACACGTTTCTGAAACACTAAACAACTTTACTAATAAAACAGCATCTGCCCAGTATCAGACCGATATTTCTACATACTTAAGGGGAAAGTCCAGTGACATTAGAGGCGTTGCTAGGACGCGCCAAGTTGACTATGCCAACGGTGTATTAGCTTCTCAAATATTGTCTTATAGTAAGCAGCCCGATGGCGCTAAAAAGATCCAGGCTGCAATTGAACAGCAAGTCCAGATTGGCTTTATGACTCCAGAAGCAGGCGTAAATGAACTACAAAGCTCTCTTGAGGATCACGCATCGACTCAAGTAACAATGTCCATAGAAAGCTCTACTAGTGATACAGACCTTGACGCTATTCGACTTTCATTGATTAACAATACTAACCCTTACCTATCATTATCCACTGTACAGTCTGCGTTCACATCTATTCAACAGCGCGAGAATCAAATCGATAAAGACTTTGATGACGAGCAAACAAGTACTTATGTCGACACATTAACTAAAATCGTAATGGGCGATTTAACTAATGAAGGTGAAATTGACCTACTACTACTCAATGAGAAAATCACCCCTGCGTATCATGCGGCTTTAAGCCAACGACTTGTTGAGGAGATCAAGGGTCCAGAGGTAGATGATTGGGCCGAGTATTCACTAATTAAGTTAAATGTGTGGGACTACACAGCCGCTGATATTTTAAACAATGAAATGCTTACCCAAGGCACTCGCATAAAGCTTCTTGCTGATTTAGCTAAGTGGAATGATGACGAAGATAAAGACTTGGATTGGGTTGCAACTCAATCAGGTAGGGAAGCGACTAGGCAAATAAAAGCTGCTTTTCCAGTGGCTTCAAAACAATTTAATCCTTTTGGCGCAGCAAGCGCAGAAGCTGATAACGCATTGACTAAGCTGTACGAGCGTGTAATAGCCCTTCCTGTTGGTCAGCGTACAACATCTGTCATTGATATAGCTAAAGAAATAATTGCAGATTCGGATAAGAACAAAAACAAGGCGGTTGGGCCCGTGATTCCTGCAACAATTCAAGAGATTATAAAGCAAACCAAAGGTGGGTCACCAGAAAGGAAAAAGATGATTGATGCCTGGAGAGATAAAAATGCAATTCAACCATCCCAAGACGACTACTTCAGAACATCCCAGATAAACATTATGTCATTAGCTAAAGAGTTAGGAGTCATCGTATGAGCGGCAGTGTATGGAGCGTGGACCCTGGCGAATTACAAGCGTCTGATGATATGGCTAAAGCAGGACAGGATCAGGCAGATCAACAGCATCAGACAAACTTGCAGCTGACCGAGGCATTAGGCAAAA